TGCAAGGTCGCGGCCCAAGTCAAATCTTTACTCCGGTCGTAAGTCTTCCAGAACTAGAAGCATTGGTCTACAACTGGACATTCTTTGAAACTAACATTCACAGTCGCAGTTACAGCCACATCATCCGCAATATCTACAATGTGCCTAAGGAAGTGTTCAATACTATCCACGACACACAACCCATTGTGGATATGGCATCTAGTATAGGACTATATTATGAAAAATTGCACATGATCAACTGTCGTAAAGAATTAGGTGAAACAATTGATGAATACGAACACATCAAAGCAATTTGGTTAGCCCTTAATGCCAGTTACGGTCTAGAAGCATTCCGCTTTATGGTATCATTTGCCACAAGTCTAGCAATGGTAGAAAACAAGATCTTCATTGGCAATGGCAACATTATCAGCCTCATCCTACAAGACGAATTGTTACACAAAGGTTGGACTGCTTGGATGATTAATCAAGCGGTCAAAGAAGATGAACGATTTGCTCGAGCCAAAGCAGAATGCGAAGCAGAAGTATATCAAATGTATATAGATGTTATTCGTGAAGAAAAATCGTGGGCAGAGTATCTGTTCCAAAAAGGTCCAGTTATTGGACTTAATGCAAACATCCTCAAAGACTTTGTTGATTATACAGCCGCAGTGGCTCTAAAAGAAATTGGAATTAAATATAATAATCCTGCACCAAAGTCTACACCAATACCTTGGTTTAACAAACACAGTGATACCAGTAAGAAACAGACTGCTTTGCAAGAAAACGAAAGCACCAACTATGTTATTGGTGTGATGAGTGAAAATATTGACTATGAGGCTTTGCCGACTATATAATTATGAACTATAAAGCACAGTATAAAATGCGTAGCCCTTTTGATTCATGGAAGAACGCTAGTTCTTTTGGTAATGAATCAGCGGCTATAGCAGAAGCACTAAGAAAAAAACGTGCCGGTGCTTTGTTAGTTAGAGTAGTTGACAGCAAAGGTAAAGTAGTTTATTCAGCATAGAAAGGAAAAAAATGAGAGCGGTTGTATGGAGCAAGTATCACTGCCCTTATTGTGATCAAGCAAAAGCATTGTTGACAAAAAAGGGCATTCAATTTGAAGAACGCAAGATAGGCGACGGTTATACCAAAGAAGAATTATTAGAAGCGGTACCGAACGCAAGAACAGTCCCACAAATTTTTCTAGATGAAAAATTAATTGGTGGATTTACAGAACTAAAAAAATTCTTTGATCAAGGAGACGGAAGTCTTTAACCGTAATTTATGGGATGGTTCAACGAATTTCACAAGAAGAACAAACAAAGACCAGTAAGGGAAGTCAATGATCACGACAAGCATCAAGCCATGCTCGATGCTATTGCACCTTATGCAAAATCAAAAGTCCAGTCGAACTTAACAGAAGTTACGATATCTAAATCAACAAAAAATACCAAAGTATGTTTTATATTGATGCCAGAGTGGGCTACAAACTTCCCTCCTTACAATCTTGCTAGATTAAATTCTGTAGTAAAAGAATCTGGATACGATTCTAAATGTCTAGATTTAAATGTTAAATCTTGGAATTATTATAAACATAATTTAGAAGAACAGATAGATTTTGATCCTTGGAGCGGACCTAGGGATTGGTGTTGGGTTGGAGACAACTATTACAAAAATATTCATCAACACCTAGAACCTTTTTATAGACAACAAATAGAAGAAATTAAAAAATTCAAGCCCGATGTCATAGGTTTCACTATCTACTATTGTAATTTTGAATCAGTGAAATGGATGTCAGCAGAACTAAGAAAAGAAATTCCTAATATTAAAATTGTAGTCGGTGGCCCACATATGCAAGCGAGGCCAATAGTAGATGAAATTTTTGATTTTGGTGTTGCTGGAGAAGGTGAATTATTGATTCTAGAACTATTAGAAGAAATAGAAAACGGAAATCTTAATGTTGATTATAGATTGCGTTATCAACCCGAAGAACAGCGACTTAATCTTAACAGTCTTCCTCTACCAGATTACAGCGATATAGATTTTAACGAGTACGCTGTACCTAACGGTATTAACAGCGAACTTAGCAGAGGATGTACTGCTAAATGTACCTTCTGCGAAGAAACACATTTTTGGAAATACAGACAGCGTCAAGCAGTAGATGTTATACAAGAGATAGAAACACTATACTATACTAAAGGCACGGATGTTGTATGGTTCCTAGACAGTCTTGTCAACGGCAACCTTAACGAACTGAGAGCATTCGCTAAAGGAATAATTGCTAAAGGTATTAAAATAAAATGGGTAGGCTATTGTCGTAATGACGGGAGGATGGACGCAGACTATTATAAAGATCTAGCAGAAAGCGGATGCTTTATGTTGAGTTATGGTTGCGAATCTGCCAGTCAGAGAGTGTTAGACGACATTGCTAAAGGAACCACCACAGCCGATATGGAACAGAATTTTAGGGATGGATCTGCTGTAGGAATAAAAGCACATACCAATTGGATAGTGGGATTCCCTACAGAGGGTTATCAAGATTTCGCAGATACTATGACATTTATATGGCGTAATAGAAATAACGGTATTGTTGATATTTCTCCAGGGTTTGGATTTGGTCTTTCTGTATCAACTATTGCAGGTCAGAATCCAGCAAGATTTAATTTACTTGATCACAAATACATGGACACATGGATCACCAAAGACTTTAAACTTGGTAAACTGCATGTGTTGTCTAGAGTAAAATCTTTTGCTATTTTCTTACAACACTTGATCAGCAAAGAAGATATTGCAATATCTCATAGACCCAATCTTCCTAAATTACATTACAAGTTAAATTGGAAAAATCCTAAAAACATTAAAGAAATAGAATACGAACAATTTGATTACAACATCATTGAGCCCAATATTAATCCTTTTGCTGACACCTTAGTTAATGAGATGTTTGTTTTGTTTAGGATGTTATGGAGAACAAGAGGTGCTTATAGTATTGAAGTGATATTTGATGAAGATCTAGATATGAAAGAATTTGGAGATCGTAACGCTGGACCTTATTGGGCTAAACAGAAATTTGAAATAGATGAACACGGTTTATGGAAAGCACACTTTACCTTTAAATTTAAACAGCCTGAAAGTTTAATAGATCCTCCAGACCCACTCACTCCTAGAATTCCGTTTTTTGCACAAGATTATTCTAGAGTACAAACTAACAACGCCAAAAGAGCCAAAAAATTAGCCAAGCCAAGTTGGGGAGACGAAGGACGATCTCATGAAGAATTCCATGCTTTATTAGAAGAAGAAAAATTATTAAATTCTACAGTTGACTTATCTTTCGAATATGAATGGCAGGGTCAAGGCGATTGGTCTAATCCAGAAAGATTTCGTGTAGAACCATCTAAGGGCAAAATTAAAAAAATTACCCCTATAATTCCCACAACATAAATATTTCAAAATAGGACAACATATGTTAATAGACAAAGGATTAAGTGCCGGATCAATAGTAACCATGAAATTAATCAATGGTGAAGAAATTATGGCCAAACTAGTTGAAGAAACTGCTGCGGGATTTAAAATTTCAAAACCTCTATCTCTAAATGCTGGTCCAAAAGGACTAGGAATGATTCCATTTTTGTTTACTGTGGATCACGAAAAAGATATCGTTATTAACAAATCAGCAGTAATGGCTATTACTACTACTGAACAAGAGTTTGCTAATCAATACACTCAAGGTACCACAGGTATCGCTATTGCAGGATAATCATGCCAGGAGTCAGCAGAGTAGGAACAGATAAAGCAGGTGGTACCATTGTTGGTAATCTTGCCCCTACGGTCTTAGTTAATGGTTCACCTATTGCTGTAAAAGGTGCAGCAGTAGCTGGACACGGGCGAGCACCGCATTCGGGTCCTGTAATGAGCGGCAGCAGTGGTACAGTTAAAGCCAATGGAATTTCTATTTGTCGTGCTGGAGACTCTGCTACCTGCGGTCATGCTGCTTCGGGCAGCGGCAATGTTATAGCAGGTTAATATGAAAAAATTATTTTGGAACATTTTAGGATTCTTAAGTTTAGGCATGGCCTATATTGGAATCATTACTCCCGGCGTACCCTATAGTATCTTTGTGGTATTTGCTGCTTACTGTTTTAGCAAAGGCAGCGAGCGTATGCATCGTTGGATTTACAATCATAAAATATTCGGACCATTCTTAACTAACTGGAATGAACGACGTGTGTTTCCACAAAAGATGCGTTACCTAATGTTAGGCATGATGACATTGAGTTTGTGCATTATGTTTTTCACAGGAGTGAAACCTATAGGAATTTTATCTACCGCAGTGTTTATGGCTCTAGTGGCTGTGTGGGCATGGCGTTTTCCAAATTCTGTAGAAGAACACGATCGTCGTAAAGCAGAAGGTAAGAGGATCGGATGGCTCAAGTAAACTATACCGTACATAAATTATTTCCTACTCCTGTATATAGAAGTAAAGTAAGCGTTGATACACTAACATATCATAAGTTGACTAATGGGTTTGAGTGGGAAGTGCCTGATAATTACGGCAACGATATTATTACTCATAAAGAAACTAAGGAAAGACACATCTTAGATCTTCCTCAGTTCTCCGGTTTAAAAAAACAAGTTCAGAATCATGTAAACACATTTGCTTTTGATATTCTTTCCTGTCAAAAAAATATCTCATGGGAAATTACAACCTCTTGGGTAAATGAAGTAGTTAAAGGCGGATACAGTGCTATGCACACTCACGCCAACAGTCTTATCAGTGGTACTTTGTATTTGAATGTAGATGAACGATCTGGAGGTTTGGCTTTCCATAAAGAGCCATCTTACAAACCGTTGTGGCATGACACTATAAGAATTGATTTTGATCAAATTACAGACTTTACAACTGAAGCCAGTGTATTTCTTCCTGCACAAAATGATATATTGTTATTTCCTAGTGTACTGGCACACAGCGTTTTGATTAATGAATCTGATATTGTTAGGTATAGTCTAGCATTCAATGTATTTCCTAGAGGTGTATTTGGTCAGGGCGGAAATAGCGAACTGACATTATGAAACACAGTCTTACACCGTTGTTTGCAATTCCATTATATCAGGCAAACATAGGAAAAGATCATCAAGAAATAGATTTTATTAAAAAACAAGAGTTCTCACGTATGCCGGCTGACAACGGTAGTTACACTGTAAATAAACGAGTTTTAGATCTTGTAGAATTAAAAAATCTTAGAGAAAAAATACAATCTCATATTGATCATTTTATGTACGAAGTTTTAGACTGTGACAATCAACTATCTTTTGAAATACAAAACAGTTGGGTAAATCAACACAACAAGAATGATTTTGCCGGATCTCACAGACATTCGAATAGTATTATTAGCGGAGTATATTATCCAGAAGTTGACGATCAAAGCGGTGCTATAGTTTTTCAAAAAGACAAAAGTTATTACAATCTTTGGACTGATACCATAGAAATAGGATTTAATTATCAAAAGCACAGCAGACAAGATAAGTTAAATGTTTTTAATGCTGATGCTTGGGGAATATACCCACAACCTGGGGATATTGTTCTGTTTCCCAGCCTATTGTACCACTCTGTTACAGAAAACCATTCAAATAACGTTAGATATAGTTTGGCTTTTAATGTATTTCCCAAAGGCGATTTTGGCGATCATATTAACAATTTGAAATTATAGATATTGACATCTCTGCTTAAAGATGCTTAAATAGCATATATGAAGATTTTGTTAGATAGAGTAATTGAGACAGGCAGTAACCTTTGTGTTAGTACCGCGAGATGAAATAGACAGACCAGTAATATACAACACAAAGGAAAAAGTAACATGACAACAGGAAAAGTAAAATGGTTTAATGATGCCAAGGGTTTTGGTTTCATCACTCCAGACAACGGTGGCGCAGATTTGTTTGCACACTTTTCACAGATTAATTCGAGCGGTTTTAAAAGCCTGCAAGAAGGACAGAGTGTAAGGTTTGATATAGTTATGGGACCGAAAGGTCAGCAGGCTAGCAACATTCAACCTGCCTAATTAGTATGAAACTGTATCACATAATTGTAGTGGCTCTTATTGCTACGTTTATTTGGATACATTTTTACATGTAAGGGAATAATATGGAATCTGACTACAGTTTTGCTATTGGAATAATAGTAGTTGTTGTTGTTTTTTTCTTAGTCCTTTATTAAAGTTATTGCTGTAAGAAGCAAAGAGAAAAGTGTTCTGGACGCGGGTTCGACTCCCGCCAGGTCCACCATAAAACATATTAGACGCCGAACCCATTCGCCAG